GCGCTGTCCAGTTGGGCGGTTCTCATTTTCGCGCTTACCCGTGACGGAGAGGACTGGAAAGTTATAACCACAGCAAGCGCCTGGCGGCAGTTGGAAGTCTACCTGTGGCCGGAGATCCACAAGTGGGCTCGGCTTCTTCGTTGGGACAGGTTGGGCCGTGAGCCGTTCAGCGACGCTGAGCTTTTGCAGCTTAACCTGAAACTCACCACGGGGCAGGCATCGGCCGTTGCCTCCAACCAACCGGCGCTTATCGAGGGCGCTCACGCGGATCATATTCTCTACCTGTTCGATGAGTCCAAGACTATTCCCGATGCTACCTGGGACGCGGCTGAAGGTGCTTTCTCGGGAGGTGATGACGGGGCGCTTGAGGCATTGGCGCTGGCGGTGTCCACTCCGGGCGAGCCGGTGGGACGCTTCTACGATATCCACAAGCGCAAACCCGGCTATGAAGATTGGCGCGTGCGGCACGTGACACTTGACGAGGCTATAGCGGCCGGACGGGTAAGCAGACAATGGGCACAGCAGCGAGCCCGGCAGTGGGGGGAACAATCCGCCGTGTATCAGAATCGCGTGGCCGGCGAGTTTTGCAGTTCCGATGAGGATTCGGTTATCCCTCTCGCCTGGGTGGAGGCGGCCGTGGCCCGTTGGACGGAAACCCCTCGAGAGCCGTTCACCTGTTGCGGGGTGGACGTGGCCCGCTCGGGGGCCGACAAGACGGCCGTTGCGCTCCGCCACGGGTGGCACATCACGGAACTCAGGTATACAAGCCTTGAGGATACGATGCAGACGGCCGGACGCGTGGCCGGAGTGTTGCAGCGGGGTGGATACGCCGTGGTAGACGTAATCGGCATCGGGGCCGGGGTGGTAGACAGGCTTCGGGAGCAGAAACTCCAAGTGGTTGCTTTCAACGCCGGGGAATCGACAAGCAACACCGACAGCTCAGGAGAACTGGGCTTCGCCGATAAGCGCTCGGCCGCCTGGTGGCATATGCGCGAACTTCTGGACCCCTCGCAGGGTGAATCTGTGGCTCTACCCTCCGATGACATGCTCATCGGGGATTTGACGGCCCCCAAGTGGCGCGTGACTTCAAGCGGCAAGATCAAGGTGGAATCCAAGGACGATATCCGCAAGCGTCTTAATCGCTCCACCGATTCGGCCGACGCGGTGATTCAAGCATTTTGGGAGCGGCCGTCAACCTACGCGCTTCCTCAATCGACGCGCTCTGCCTTTCGTCCCGCCACGGCGGGCATCCGTTCCCAGGTTTTCTAGGAGGCTCATTTGAACTTACGACTGCTCAAGCGTGAGCCCAAGCGCAGGTCTCCGGAACCGGGTCCTATCGGCCGCTCGGGAACGCGGGCCTGGGGCGGGCGCATAACCGAGGACTACAAGTACGATCTGGCCGGGCGAACGGGCGTCGCCATCTATGACAAGATGCGCCGCTCAGATACCCAGGTCGCTATGACGCTGCGGGGTATCAAGCTCCCTATCTTGCAGGCCAAGTGGACGGTTCAGCCCTCGGAGGACGATCCGGACGGGGAGCGCATCGCTATGGCCGTGGAGCGCATGCTCTTTGCGGGCGGGGTGCGACATTGGCGAAGCGTACTACGTCATGCGCTACTGTGTCTTGACTTCGGCTTTTGCGTTGACAGCCAGACGGAGATATTGACAAAAGACGGATGGAAGCCTCACACAGACCTTGCTGTTGGCGAACTCGTTCTGACATTCAACGAGTACACGGAGCGTTCAGAATGGCAGCCAGTGCAGGCGATAAATCGCTTCCCAGGCAGGCATCGTATGCGACGGCTCACCGGCTGTTCACATGATTCCCTAACGACCGCCTCGCACCGCTGGCTGGTGCGGAAGCACGATACCAAGAAACTGTGCTGGACCACGACGGAACGACTGAACACAAGTGATGCCATATTGCGTGGCGCTCCTTGTGACGGCCTACCTGTCGAAGCCACGCATAGCGACGCATTCGTTGAGCTAATTGCATGGTTTACGTGTGAGGGCCAGTGGACGGGTACAAACAAAGCAAATGCTGCCATTTGGCAAACTAACATGGGCGGCCGTGGCCGTATCGAATCTTGTCTGACTACGCTTTTCGGCCCACCCGTCGACAACCTCCACCAGGTGCGCTCAGAGCATCGTCCGGCTTGGGGCAAAAAGCATCATCGCAATGGGAGCTATAGATATTTTCTCAACAATTACGTTGCCGATATGCTCGCGAAGATTTGCAGCAAGGATGACAAGCGTGTAGAACTCAGCTTCGTGCATACCTTGACCATTGACCAATTGCGGCTCTTTATCGACATTGCAGTTATGGCTGATGGATACAAGAGGGGCAACAATGCTGCTGCTTTCTATCAAAGCGTTCCGGGACGTGTAGATGCTATAGAGATGGCTGGTATTCTTCTCGGCTATGCTTGCCCTCGGAATACTACTGGGCAGGGTCTTGTCGGCGTGCTGCTGACAGAGAGGACAGAGACCTATCCCATCACGTCAGCCCAACGCAGCGGTGGCAGAGCTACTGCAGAATGGGTTGTTCATGACGGCACGGTATGGTGCCCTACAGTGGCTAACGGCACCTGGTACGCACGGCGCAATGGGCAGGCGTATTTCACTGGAAATAGCGTTCTCGAGGAAGTCTGGGAGCTACGCGACCGGCCGGAGCAGATGAAGGACACCGGAGCGCCGGAGAGGATGTACTGGCTCGCCTCTTTGGAGCCGCGGCTGCCGCAGACAATCGACAAGTGGATAGGGCTGGACGAACCTCCCTATGCGCTCAAGGCC